CTGTTTACCCTGACCGGGGCAGTCGTCACGCTCTCAACGTCTGTGGTCAACGTCTGCACGCTGACCCACAAAAATGAGGGAGGGGTAAAGATGGCAGAGTACGCGCTTGGCAATATCATCCGACTATCCGCCAACTTCAAGAACGGCGGGACGGATGTTGATCCGTCAATCGTCACGGCCAGTATCAAGACTCCTCTCGGCGTCACGCTCTCTTATACCTACGGATCTGACGCCGAACTGGTCAAGGACTCCGTCGGCGACTACTCGCTGACCTACACGCCAACTGCCGAAGGGCGATACAATGTCCGCTTCATCGGGACTGGTCTATATGCCAGTGCCAATGAGACAACCTTCGACGTTCGCGAATCCGCTTTCAACTAGTACCCTATGCCGCCCATCAAACAGCCAACGCCAGGAGAGATATACCAGTCAGCGGTCCGGTTCAAGGATGCGCTGATCTCTCGTGACGACACGGCATCGGAAGCGATCGTCCGGGCATATGCTCGAAGCTTCCGAAAGATGGAAGCGAACATTAGACGGCTGACGGACCGGATCGAACGGGCCCGCGCCGCCGGTGAATACGTCTCTCCATCCTGGGCATTCCAGATCGATCGATATCAGACTCTTCAGCGGCAGATCGCCGAAGAGATCGGCCGTATCGCCGGTCAGGTCGAGTCCGCCATCATTCGCAATCAAAGCGCCGCCATCCGTGATGCCGTCGCCAATACTGGCAAGCTGGTCGAGATGGCCGCTGAGAATGCGCAACTCACGGTCAGCTTTAGCCAACTTCCCAAGGCTGCGACCGAATCAATAGTTGGATTTCTCGCTGATGGATCGCCGCTCAATACGCTTCTCGGCAAGCTCCCCGGACTGGCCGGACACGCCGTCGCCAATGCTTTGACCGAAGCCATCACCAACGGATATGGCGCAACCCGAACGGCGCGAATGATGCGCGATGCCTTGGGCGGCAATATGACTCGAGCCCTGACCATCGCCAGAACCGAGACCATCCGCGCCTATCGCGAAGCCACAACCCGAACCTTTAACCAGAACCGTGACATCCTTCAAGGATGGGTCTGGGTCGCCAGCTTCAGCCGCCGGACGTGCGCGAGTTGCCTTGCCTTGGCCGGATCGGTTCACAGTCTCGATGAGCGGATGGAGAGTCATCCTCGTTGCCGATGCACGCAGGCCCCGCTCTTGCGCGGTCAGTCGGTCGAGTTCCAGAAGGGTGAGGAATGGTTCGCCACGCAGCCAACCGAGATCCAACGCGCCATCCTGGGCAGCAATGTTGCGATGAAGGCATACGAGGACGGCCGCGCCACGTTGCTCGACTTTGTCGGCCGCCAGAACTCGCCGCAATGGGGGCGACCGTACTACCAGCTTTCGACCAAGAAGGCGATCCTCAAGCAAGGCCAGTTCCCCGGATACAACCAGCCGACTGATACCTTCTCAGTCGAACAGCTCTTCGGATTGCCAAGGCCGGAACCGCCACAACCATTAAACCTGACGAATCCACTGGGAGGAGTCCCCCGTAAATAACAGATCCGCGACGGGAAGTCGCGACATCGCCGACGCCGATCGGGATGAGGAGCGTTGAATATGCCAAAGAGTACAAAGACCGCAAAGACAGTCAAACCATCGAAGCCAGTCAAAGCCTCTAGCAGGCCCTCCACCGATTCCACACCTAAAAAGCCAGACTGGGAAGATCGCTTCCTGACGTTGCTGGAATCGACTTTCTCCGTGGCCGCTGCCGCATCCGGAGCCGGGATCGATCGCGGTACGGCGTACAAGCGTCGCGAAGCTCATCCAGAATTCCGCGCTAAATGGGAAGCCGCACTCGCTAACGCAATGGATGGTCTCGAGGAAGCCGCTTATCGTCGAGCCCGTGAGATGTCTGATACCCTGGCCATCTTCCTGCTTAAAACTCGCCGTCCGGATCTTTACCGGGATCGTCAGGATGTGACGACGACAACGATGGCGGTCAACTATGCTGACCTAACCGACGAACAGCTCCAGAGGATCGCGAATGGCGAACATCCAGCCACAGTCATCGCAAGCACAAGCGGCCGCTGAGCTGGCCCGGCGCGAGCTGGCCCGTCGTCGAGCCGCTACCCGGTACATCGACTTCCTTCCATCCGTGGCGCCGCCGAACTGGACCTTCGACGTTCCGCATCTCCGACTGATCGCGCAACACCTCGACGCCGTGACGCGAGGCGAGATCGACCGTCTGGCGATCTTTATGCCGCCACGCCATGCCAAGACCGAGACCGTGACCATCCGCTATCCCGTCTATCGGCTCGAGCGTAATCCGCTATCGCGCATTCTGGTCACTGGGTACAACGAACGAGTCGCGCACAAATTCAGCCGGAAGAGCCGCAACGTCGCCAAGGGCCGGATCTCGATGACCGACAAGACCGGAGCGGACGAATGGGAGACGACCGCCGGCGGAAGTCTGGTCGGTCGCGGAGTCGGCACACCTCCGACCGGATACGGATTCGATCTGATCCTGATCGACGATCCGATCAAGAAGCGCGAAGAGGCCGAATCCGAAGTGTACCGGGAGAAGATCTGGGACTGGTACACCGACGATCTCTACACCCGCCTTGAGCCGGGCGGCGCCGTGATACTCACGTTGACCCGCTGGCATCACGATGACCTCGCCGCTCGAGCCATCGCATCCGAGCCGAACCGATGGACGATCCTACGCTTGCCAGCCCTGGCGGAAGAGGGCGACCTACTCGGCCGGCATCCCGGTCAGGCGTTATGGCCAGGTCGCTTCGACGAGGAGTCGCTTCACCGCATCCGGACGGTACAGAGCGGATCAGGTGACTCTTACGGATTTGAATCGCTATACCAGCAAAACCCGACACCTCGAGAGGGCAGCTTCTTTAAGATCGCGAATCTCGGGATCAGCGACGCCGCGCCAGCTGACCTCCGGCAGTGCCGTGGATGGGACTTGGCGGCGACATCCGGCAAGGGCGACTTCTCGGCCGGAGTGCGCCTTGGTGTTGATGGGCAGGGGATATGGTGGATCACCGACGTCCGACGTGGCCAGTGGGCACCAGACGAAAGAGACGGGCATCTCCGTCAGGTCGCCGAACTCGACGGGCCAGCCGTGAAGATCCGACTCGCTCAAGATCCCGGACAAGCGGGAGTCGATCAGGCTCTCCGGCTGACTCGTATGCTGGCGGGATACTCGATCCGGTCGGAACGGATCAGCGGCGACAAGGCGACTCGAGCATCCGGACTCGCGGCGCAGGTCAACGCCGGTAACGTCCGCCTTGTGCGGGGCTCGTGGAATGGCGACTTCATCGAGGAGCTACGCCAGTTTCCACAAGGCCGAAACGATGACCAGGTTGACGCGGCAGCGGATGCGTTCAACGAGCTCACACTGGCCAGCCAGTCGACCCAAGGCAAGCTCCTCCGGTAGCGATCAGGAAAAGAAAAGGGCGGTCAGACAGACCGCCCGTGAAGGAAAGTATCAACGGAGTTAACAACAATGAAGCACTGCACTAGCAAGGTCAGTATACCTTCGCCTAGTCCGGCTGTCCAGACGTAGGCCGACGCCCAGATTGCCGACCCTCGAGGATGTTGGCCCGACTGGCCGCCCGTTTCCGGTCGGTCTTGGCGGTCCCGCCCTTCCGGCCGCCACGCGCCGCGATGCCGCGCAGGTGGTCGCGTCTCTTCCGATCAGCCAACTCGAGGACCTCGAGACGCTCGACCAGTACGCGGATCTTCTCGGCGGTCTCAGGGAACAGGATCGAAGCGGCAGGACTGCGATGGTCGGCCGCATCGAGGAACGCTTTGATAAACGAGATGTAGTTGTCGATGTTGTTTTGATCCATAAGTACTCCAGACAAAAGAGAAGGGGCCAGTCGCCCGGCCCCTCGTTGTTTACGATTTCAATCCCGACTCAGCAACCTCATCCTTGTACAGCTGCCAGATGAAGTCGACTGTGATGGTCTGATCACCGAAGAAGTTCGCGGTCTCAATCATCAGATTCGCCGCCTGTCTCACCTTGGCCGATCCGTCCGTTGCCAGCTTGTTCAGGTCGATCCAGAGACTCTCAAGAGGTCTGATGCTCAACTCTTCGAAGGTCGGAACTGAAAGGCCGGTGGTGGTGATGATCATATCGTGTTTCATTGTGCTCTCCTGTTGGTTGTTAAAGATCTGAGGGCTTCTTCCCTCACCGTGAATACATAGTACTCTAAACCATCGGATTAGTCAATGCCCCTAGAATCTTTTTTTGTAAATATTTCGTAGGCTCAGGGCCAGGAGGTAACGCTATGCCAATGAAGGCTCTGACCGACGATCAGATCCGCGCCATCATCGCTGAACTGCTAGCGTCCGATGGCAACTACACACACGCTGCACAGAACACTGGGCGAAGCTACAACGCCATCCTCAAGTACGCGCACAAGTGGCGGACGGGTCAGCTCGCCCATATCGCCGGACTGCCCAGTCCGACCGATCCTTCCCCGGCCGTGATCCGCGCCAAGACCGACGCTGACAACGGTGAGACCGCGACCGCCACCGACCTGCGACGACAATCCAGCTCGCTTCGCCGTGAACGTGACCTGCTCCTCCAGGAGCGTGATCGGCTCCGCCAGGCGGAGGAGTTCGCCAAGATGGTCCGGGAGACCAAGAGCGAGATACCGCGATGGATCAGCAAGTCGCCCCGTAAAGGTGATACATCCGCCATCCCGACCGCGATCCTCTCCGACCTTCACCTCGATGAGGTCGTCTATCCGGCTCAGGTCAACTACGTCAACGCGTACAATCGGGAGATCGCCGAGAAGCGACTCCGGAACTTCTTCGATAACGTCGTCGAGCTGTCCCGCGACTACCTGCACGGCCTGACCTACGAAGGAATGGTCCTGCCCCTGGGCGGCGATCTCTTCTCAGGCATCATTCACGAGGAGCTGGTCGAGACCAACGCGGCGACGATCTTCGAATCGCTGCTCTACTGGTCGGAGCCGATGGCCGCTGGCATCCGACATCTTCGCGACGTATTCGGGCGCGTCTTCCTGCCCTGCGTGGTTGGCAATCACGGCCGACGCCAGCGCAAGCCGCACGCCAAGAATCGAGCGCAAGATAACTTCGACTACTTCTTCTACCATCTACTCGCCAAGCTCTTATCGACCGAGAAGGGCATCAGCTTCGCGATCAGCGAAGCCGCCGATCAGCCTTACATGGTCTACAATACCCGATACCTGCTCACCCACGGCGACCAGTTCCGGGGCGGGTCTGGTATCGCCGGACTGCTCTCCCCGCTGATGATTGGCGACGCCAGGAAACGCCAGCGCGAACAGGCGGTCAGCCGACCATATGACTACCTTGTGATGGGGCACTGGCATCAGCTGTCCTTTATCCGGAATCTGATCGTGAATGGAAGCCTCAAGGGGTACGACGAGTATGCGTACATCTCGAACTTCCACTACGAGCCGCCACGGCAAGCGTTCTGGATTACCGACGCTAAGCACGGGGTGACGATTCAGGCGCCGATCCACGTCGCCTCAACTGACGAGGATTACTCGGCAGTTGCCGGATCTCAGGCCGTGGTCAGAATGGGAGGGGATGCATAATGGCGAAGGCGGTCTATCCTGGGGTGATATGTTCATTCCGTGTCTATCCTGAAGGTGAGTCGCAGTGGTATACGGTCCACGTCTGGTCTACAAGGCGATTGATGCGTGAGCATATCAAGGCGGCTCATCCGGCGCTGAATGTCAGCCAGGTCATCGCGTGTGTGCTATGGCCTGTCCGGCGACGACCGCGCAACCTTGGCGAGATTCACTTCAACCAGCGCGATCTCGGGCAGGATACGATCAGCCACGAGGCCAGTCACGCGGCTCTGGAATGGGCAAGGCGGCAAGGGCTCGACGTGGACAACCCTGTCGATCCCGATGCCGCCAATGCTGACGAGGAGCGCTTCTGCGATGCCCTGGGCGCTATCGCGCATCAGATCGGCGAATCGTTGCGGACTCACAATCTATTGTAAGAAAAAATAATTTCCAGACTTTGGTTATACCCTGACTCCGTGAACGAAAAAGACCCGAACAAGCCAAACTATCACCGCGACGAGCACGACGAGATGGAGCGTCGATGGGACATCGTCGAAGCGGTCGCCGGTGGTACGCTCGAACTGCGGGACGGTGGAGCGCAATGGCTTCCACTTGAACCGGCAGAAGATCAGCGTGACTTTGCGATCCGGCTTCGTCGGGCAATCTTCTTCAACGCTTTCGAGCGGACCCTTCACGGACTGGTCGGAATGGTCTTCCGCAAAGACCCAGAGCTTGCTCGAGACAATCCGGATCGATTGTTTGAACTGTGGGAGAATATCGACAACGCTGGGACTCACGGCGCGGTCTTCTCGAAAGAGCTGTTCACGTCGGCTGTCAAGTATGGCCACGCCCTGATCTATGTCGATATGCCGCCGGCCCTTCCTGCCGGGGCGACCCTTGCCGATGAACGCGCCTTGAATCGTCGTCCTTACTGGGTGATGTATGATGCCGATCAGATCGTCAACTGGCGTCACGAGACCATCAACGGCCAGCAGATGCTGACGTTGCTTGTCCTCGAGGAAGAGTCATACGAGCCGGACGGCGAGTACGGGCAAGAAGAGGTCGAGCGATATCGAGTCCTCCGCCCAGGTAGCTGGCAGCTGTTCCGAGAAGAGGAAGACGCAGCCGGCAACACGGTATACATACTCGAGGCCGAAGGGACGACCGGACTACCCTACATCCCGGTGTCAGTCTGCTATTCGCGGAAGACTGGTCCGATGGCCAGCAAGCCGCCACTCCTCGACTTGGCGCTGGTCAACCTGGCTCACTACCAGAAGTACTCCGACCTATCCACCTACCTGCATATTGCCAGCCGGCCGATCCTATGGTTCCGTGGCCGCGACATCAATCGCAAGGTCGAAGCCATCGGACCATATACGTTCTTCGACGTGGACAGCCAGAACGGGATCGTTGATTTCGCTGAGACGACCGGCGCCGCCCTTGGTGCCGCCAAGGCCGACATCGAGCATCTCGAAAAGCAGATGTCCGTGCTTGGCTTGTCCTTGCTGGCCGGCAACAAGCCAACGGCACAGACCGCTACCGAGACACTTCTCGAGGGGATCAAGGAAGAGTCGGACTTGGCTACCGCTGCCCGATCACTGCAAGACGCGCTCGAGCTTGCGCTCCAGTATACGGCCGCCTATGAGGGGCTCGAGGCTGGCAGTATCGCGCTGGGCTCAACGATGGCCGATCTGACGCTGACCCCGGAAGAGATGCGCGTCTGGATCGAAGGCGCGAATAAGGTATTCTCGCTCGATACGATCTATTCGGTCTTCCAAGCGGCCGGCAAGCTACCAGAAGACTTTGACCCGCAGCAAGAAAAACTCAACATCGAGGCCGACGCGGCCAACATCGGCGGACAGCTGATTGACGCGTTCAATCGTGGTCAGGCCGGGTAATCCCGAAAAAGTTTTCCTGCTACTTGTGGCAGGGTAATCACAACACGCGGCGGGATGCCGCTTTCACCATCCGGGAGGGATGATGCCACCAATCGAACAGGTATTTGACAGCAGAGACGATGCGCCTGAATGGTTGCGCCATTCATTGCTTGAGCAGGACGGGAAGTTCGTGTTTCAGGCGGAACTCGCGCACGAGGTCGGCGGATTGAAAAAGGCTCTCGAGACAGAGCGCAAGCAGAAGGCGGAAGCCGAAAAGCGGCTCAAGGGATTCGAGGGGATTGATGTCGAACAGTATCAGAAGCTGATTGCGGAACGCGAAGAGCTCGAGGCACGCCAGGCACAGAAGGCCGGCGACTGGGCGACTCGCGAGGATCAGCTTAAAAAGCAGCTACAGGCCGACTTGTCGAAGTACAAGGGCCAGTACGACGCGGAGATCTCGGAGCGCGACGCCAAGCTGGCATTGATGCAGAACGCGCTCGAGCGATCCCTGATTGAAGCTCAAGCCACGGCGGCGATAACCGAGCTCAAGGGTACTCCGGCCCTGCTACTCCCGCACGTGATGCAGCGGGTAAAGATTTTTGAAGAAGACGGCGATTACACGGTCAGAGTGCTCGACCCTCAAGGTCAGCCCCGAATCGCCGATGTCAAAGGCACTCCTTTCACGATCAAGAATCTGATCGAGGAGATGCGCAATGATCCGATTTTCGGTAGAGCTTTTGAGGCGTCAGGGACGGGAGGTTCCGGAGCGCAAAACGGCAACAAAGCGGGCGGCAACGCCAAAGCAATGAGCCGCAAGTCCTTCGATGCACTCTCTCCCACTCAGCGGATGGAATTCATCAGAGGAGGCGGGTCAATCACAGATCAGTAAGATCAGGAGAACCGAATGGCTAATACACTTTCCTCCATCTTGCCGGTGATCTACGAGGCGGCGGATACCGTTTCCCGTGAGCTCACTGGTTTCATTCCGGCAACCTTCCGCAATTCAACTGCGGAGCGAGCCGGACTCAATCAGACCATCACCTATCCGGTCGTGCCCTCGATGACTGCGGCCGACATCACTCCAGCTGCTACTCCGTCTAGCGGTACCGATATGACGGTCGGCAGCGGCTCGATGACGATCAGCAAGTCGCGTAAGGTCTCATTCAATTGGACCGGGGAGGAGCAGACCAGCATCTCGAACGGCGACCGTCCGCAGCTTGCCAACGTCCTTCGCGACCAGTTCACTCAGGCGATGCGGACTCTCGTCAATGAGATCGAGGCCGATCTCTGGGCCGCTGCCTATAAGGGCGCGTCACGTGCTTACGGTACGGCGGGAACTACACCCTTCGGCACGGCTGGCGATCTCTCCGACTTCGCGGGTGTTCGTCAGATCCTCGATGACAACGGATCGCCTCAGACCGACCTTCACCTCGTTCTCGGCGGCGCGGCGATGGCCAATCTTCGCGGTAAGCAGTCGGTCCTCTTCAAGGTCAATGAGGCCGGTACGGCCGAGTTCCTGCGAATGGGTATGATCGGCGAAGTGATGGGGCTCAACCTTCACAACTCCGCCGGCGTGACCGTCCACACGAAGGGATCAGGTGCAAGCTATCAGCTGAACCTGGGCGCCGGATATGCGGTCGGTTCAACGTCGTTCGCGGTTGATACCGGGTCAGGGACCATTCTGGCCGGTGACATCATCACCAACTCGCAGGCCGGACGCGACGCCAACAAGTACGTCGTCAACTCGGCTCTGGCTTCGAGTGTCTTCTCGATCGGCGGTCCCGGCAATCGGGTCGCGTGGGTCGATAACGACACGATCGCGGTCGGCAACAGCTACACGCCGAACGTCGCCTTCCACCGCAACGCTCTCCACCTGATCACTCGTGCTCCGGCGATGCCGGCCGGCGGTGACGGTGCGGACGATGTGACCGAGATCACTGATCCGGTGTCGAACCTGACCTTCCAGGTCGCGCTCTATCGCCAGTATCGGCAGATCTCGTATGAGGTCGGTATGGCGTGGGGTGTGAAGGCTGTGAAGCCGAATCACATCGCGACGCTCATCGGGTAAATGGGATACGGGGCCAGCAATGGCCCCTGATCCGCAGAGGGGGAGTATGTCAGTCAAGTTGGTACCAATGTACCGTGAAGAGCCAGCCCATCCAGGCGGGCCGACCACGGCAGATGTCCACCCCGAAGAGGCGGAGTCGATGCAGGCGGCGGGTTGGCGTGTGCTCGATCCTGCCTCTTCCTTCAAGCCAAATGAGGCAGAGGGAGGTGATCCAGAGATGGGATATGGTAAACCGAAACCGAGGCCAAAGCCGAAGGGGTGAGTGGTAATCGATGCCGAACACAAGCGACATCATAACTACAGTGGGAGGCTCGGCCAGTACGTCCTATGTGACACTGGCCGAGTTTGCCAATTATCGCGATCAGAACCGGATCAACGCGGATGCCTTTGACGCGGCCACGGTCGACAACAAGATCCGGGCATTGATGATGGCGGCGCGACGGCTGAACCGCGAGAACTGGCGCGGGTCAAAGGTTGACGGGACTCAGGCCTTGGCCTGGCCGCGCTACGAAGTCCCGAAGAAAGACAGCGCACTGACCGGCACGGCCAATCAGCGTTTGAACGATTTCTCGATGGGATTCTGGGGAGAGTACTACGAGTCAACCGAGATCCCGGATGTCGTGAAGGATGCACAATGTGAGCTGGCGATTGCATACCTCGAGGGATTCGAGACCAACGAGGGCCAGCGCATCAGCAAGTTTCAGGCGGATGGAGTATCGATCGAGTATGCGCCATCGGCGAAAGAGGCCGGGCTTCCGGTCGCCGTGTCGCAGCTGATCAGCGGTCTGTGCAATTCAGGAAGGCTGGTCCGGGGATGAACCTTCTGAACGCGTCAGCCTTGAATGTGATGCGCGGTGCCTTGTTTGGCGCGTCGGCCAGTCTGACCTTCTACCGGATGACTCCAACGGATGGCGAGGTCGAGGTCTTCACCACGCGTAACGGATGGCACGCGCAACGGCAGTCTGGCGATGAAGCCACTTCCGTCCGGATCTGGATGAGTAGCGAAGTAACGCCGGTCACGCTTGATCGAAATTTGCATACCGGGGCCAAGGTCGTCATCGACGCGAATGGCCGGGCGCAGTCGTACCGGATCAGCAGCGTGAGACCGATGCAGCAGATGGGCAGCGGCTGGGTGATCACGTGCGATCCCGCCGAGAATAGTACGGAGCCGGACAATGGCTGATCCGCTACGCTTTGAAGTCGAAGTTGATTCGCAGGTCGTGGATGACTTGCAAGGCCAAGCGTCTCCGGTAATCCGGGCGATGGCCAGTGGTATCGTCAGCGAGATGAAGCGGCTGATGTCGCTTCCGAAGACTGGCCGCGCCTATCGTCGAGGACGGACGGCGATTCACATCGCATCTGCTCCAGGTGAGGCGCCGGCGGTCGATATGGGGACTTTGACCAATTCGATCAATATGGATATGCCGACGCTGACATCGGCCCGGATCTCGATCAATGCCGACTATGCGGCCTATCTGGAATATGGCACTCGCTTTATGCAGCCGCGTCCGTATGTGACGCCAGCGATTGATAAGGTCAGAACACAGTTCGCCGGGATACTCGGACAGACACGAGTGAGGATGAATCGGTAATGTCGACGACCTACTCGGATCAGCAAATCAGGACAGCGCTCGAGGGCATCATCGCGACTGCCGCACCGCTGGCCGTCGTTTACCCTTGGTGGGTCCTTGGCGTGAAGCAGGATATGTGGCCCGGCCTGATGCGCTCATCTTTGGACAGCGACCGAGTACACGGATATGTGATCACGCGAGCTCAGGACGAAGGCGTCGAGAAGGCGATGCGATGCGTTGACCGGAGCTGGTCCTATGACATCTGGGCCCTTCACTACTACCAGACCGGCAACAGGACCGCGAACTCGGATCTGACGTTTAACACGGAGCTCGATCTGATCACAGCGGCTCTCGACGATATCGCGACGGTCCCGAATGAGCTCAAGCGACGACAGCCGATTCGATGGACCATTGATCTGAATGTTTATGGCGGCGAGCTTCTGCATTTCGCCGTAGGCTCAATTACCATTGACCCTTGCTAAGGAGGCACTATGCCGCAATATTTGAGTAATGACGTTGCTCTATACGTCACGAAGACAGTGGAGGCCGCATACAATGACGGATCTGCCACTGGCAGCAATTACGCGAAGATCCGCAGTCAGCAGGCGTCTTTCCTGCTTCCGCAGATCGAGTTTCTGAACGATGCCGGAGTCCCTGGCAACGGTCACGAGTTCGCGACGCAGTGGTGTGCGAACTACATCAGCCATCCGGCCGCGACCTTCACCGATGATATCAACTATGGGATCGCTGGCCGTCTTGCTCTCCGCGCCTTGGGTGGTACGGTGACGACGGCTCAGCAGGGCGCGACGACCGCCTACAAGCATTCGTGCAATATGCTCTCAATCTCGAGTGGTCGCCAGTATCCATCCTTCTCGATGGCGGCGGAGCTGGGCGGGGCAAGCTATCGCTTCGCTGGCGTCGTGGTCGACCGGTTCCGGATGTCGCAGAATCGAGCGGATCGTCCACAGTACTCGGCGGATCTGGTCGGTTCCGGTAAGTTCACGACTCCGCACGGGCTGACCTCACTACCCTCGACGATGGATCTCGCGGCCTGTTTGACCGGGGCTGGCGTCGAGGTTTACTGGACCGATGCCGATGGTACGACGACCTTCTCGGGCTCAGGATGCACGCTCCGGAGCTGGTCGGTCGAGGTTGCCAATAATCTCCGGCTGAACGATCGTTGCCCTGGCGATAGCACTCAGACCCTGACCTATGATTCCACGACCACGACTCCGGCCTTTGCTGGCAAGCTGCTCCGGGGATCGCGAACCGTGACGGCTCAGCTGGTCATCCTGCTCGACTCAACGGTTGTTCCGTGGGAGCGATACGTCACCGGTCAGGAGCTGACGGATGTGACCTTCAAGGCCAAGTCGACCGCACTGGCCGGCACGGGCTACAACTACACAATCAACTACATCATTCCGAAGGCGCGGATCACCAGTGTCGACCCGACCGACAGCGACGGCGACGCGGCGATCACCATCAATCTGGTAGGTATGTATGACTCGACGTCCGGTGGAGCTATTAAGGCCGAGGTTATCAATCAGGAGACCACCTCATATGCCTAAAGATCCGATCAAGACGGATGCGACTGTAGAGCCGACGGCGACCCCGTCGGCCACGGTCTCCTCGACGAGTGAACCGATCACGACTGGCGACATCTTCGACTTCACGGTCGGCGTCGAGGTGATGGATGGGCCAACGAAGTCCGCCTATTACCGGGTGAGACGATCGGCCCTGATTCGGGGCGATGCCACGCTACTGCCGGAAGGCAAAAAGATGAGTCGCCGTGAGATCGAGGAGATCATCGGCGGAGAGCTTGGCAAGGTCGAAGGGCCCCGGCCGTGTTGCGCCTGATATCCTTTCTCCGTGCTATGTGGTGGCTGGTCCGCTACGGTGAATCAGCCACACACATCCAGCGCGGACGACTGGCGATCTGTCAGTCCTGCCCGTCGATTATTGAAACGCGAACGGGCTACTATTGCGGCGAGTGCGGATGTCCGCAATGGTTTGGCTCAGATGTCCGCACAAAGACGAGGATCGGCCGTCTCAGGTGTCCGATCGACAAATGGTAGGAGGAACCATTGAACGACAACGCATATCCATTTGACGCGCCAAGCGTCGATGTCCAGATCAACGCCCGTCCGGGCGGAGAGAATCCAGTCATAGTCACCCATCGCCTTCGCAAGCCAACGCTGGTCGAACTACTCGACCGCGAGAAGGCCATCAACCTCGAGATCGTCGAAGAGAACAATCGGGAGGAGCGGATCGTCACAGACGACGAGCAGGCGACCTGTTCACTCTGGGATAAGATCATTCTCCAGGTGAAGGGCTACAAGGGCATCCCGGACTTTCGCGCACTGACCGAAGGCGAGAAGTTGACGATGAGAGCCGGGCACAAGAAGACGGCCGTCTTGGCGATGTACGCCGGATCGGCTCAGGTTGTCGGCGACGATGATGAGGTCAGCCTGGGGGCGAATAGCTGGACGATCCGTCAGCTTGTCGGCCCGGACCAAGACAAGCCACTGTACACGATCGATCACATCCTTCGTGAGCCGACAGAATCCGAACGAGCCAAGTTCAAACGGACGGCATCGAAGGTCAGCTTCATCCGTGGCGCCAAACGACCGCGAACGAAGATCGGCGCTGATCTCAAGGCATACGTCGAGATGTATGATCTTCTCGTCACGGATATCGAAGGCGGCACGGTGAAAGACAAGCCATTCTCGCAGTTGGAGCGGGGGGCATTCATCGCGGCGATTGATCCGACGTGGAAGCGGATCATCATTCAGACCCTGATGAATGCGCTCGAGGCATCACTCTTGGACTGACGAACGCGCTGGAGGAATGGTTCGATGGACAGATACAGGCATCGCGAAAAGTTGGAAGTCAGCCCTGTCCGGGTGAAGATGTCTGTCAGGTCATCGGACCATTGGCAAAGTATCCTGACGCGCCGGTTGAAGAGATTTGTGGCGGATGCGCCAAGAAGGAGACGAAGCCGGGCCAGCAGCCTCGTCGACTGGCGGACGCAATCGCGGAAGCGATCTCTCTGGATGAGATCAAGGCGTGCGGCGGGACCTTTGCCTATCCCGACAGCCTGACCGCCTATCAATGGTCGTGCATCCGTTCACTGGAACGGGCACGCCAGAAGGATCAGGAACGGGAACAGCGCAAGCAGCAGCAGCAGAGTGAACAGGCGGCATTACAGGCTCGAATGAAGAGCCGGATGGGAGGGTAGGCGAATGGCGGCACCAATAGTTATCGCGGTTGGTCTGGATACGGGAGACGCGCAACGATCCGCGCAACAGTTGGCGACCGCCATACGCTCCGCCCTTGATGGGATTGTGCCGCAAGCTGGCGCGGCCGGTCGGAGTGCTGGCGATGCCTTCTCTCGAGGGCTGACCAGCTCTCTCCAGTCGATCCAACAGGCATTCTCCAACGTAGGCCAGCAGTTGTCCTTGAAGGTGAGTCTCCCACTGGCCGGGCTAGGGGCGACGGCTCTAAAGGCTGCGGCCGATATCGACAAGTCCCGTCAGACACTGGCCGCACTCACCGGGTCAGTCGATGCCGCGAATAAGAAGCTCGAGGAGTTCCGACGGATCGCACAAGAGACGCCAGGTGTTACGACGCGATTCGCCACGACGCTTTTCAGCCAGTTCAAGGCGCTCGGCACCGTCACCGACCAGTCAATCAATAACATCATCAAATCCATCGGGCGGCTGAATGCGGTCTTCACGATTCCAGACGTGGAAGGATTCGCCCGGAACATCCAGCAGATCTTTACCCAAGGATTCGAGCGATCAGACGTTAAAGAGGCCCTCGGTCAGGTGCCGATCTTTGAACAGCTGCTCGAGCAGGCATTCGGGACCAAGGACGCCAACAAGCTCCGGCAGTTAAAGGAATCCGGGAAGCTGACGATGGCGGCATACGTTGACGGACTCGCTACGGCCATTGCGACAGATCCACGCTTCGCCAACGTGCAAGAGTCGATCGCTGGTCGGTTCGCCAAGACCAAGGATCAGATTCTGACCGCACTGGCCCCGCTGGGTGAATCGCTCCTTCGCACATTACAGCCTGTCCTTGATCGGCTCATCCCGAAGCTGATTGAGCTACTCGACAAGTTCGCGGCATTGCCTCCGGGGGTGCAGGAGACCATCGTGGTCTTCGGTCTGTTCGCGGCGGCATTCGGCCCGGTACTGACTGGTCTGAGTTCAATGCTTTCCTTGCTGACAAGCGTGATCGCACTGCTCACCGGTCCGGCAAGTCTCACCATCGCTTTGACCAGTCTCAATCCGGTCATCCTCGGCATTGGCGGCATTCTCGCAGCCGGAGCTATCGGATGGTATCAGTATCGAACGGCTGTCCAATCAGCGACCGATCAGATTGATCTTTCGCTTCGCAAGGTGCAGGAGTCGCAAGGCATCTTCACGGGCCTTGACGGTCAGCCGGTAACAAGGCGCGGCGGTCGGTTTATCGACACTCAGTCGGTCATCGCTGGTCAGCGAGAAGCGGCGCAGCGTGGCGGACCATTGTCCACTCGTGGCGTCAATCTGCTGACCGGACTACCGACCACGCCAACGCCAGCCAGCGGGACCGGAGCCAGACCAGAAGCGGCCAGGGCAGAAGCATCGAAGCAAATCACCCTCCTCCAGCAATACCAGTCCCGACTCGCTGAGCTGAATCGAGAGCTGGCCATCTTCGATCGCGCATCGTCGAAAGAGTTCCAGATCCTCGTTCAGATCGATGAAGCCGAGAAGAAGCGGAAGGTCCTTCAGGATCTGGTGGACCTTCGCCGCGAGTTGTCCTTGCCGGTCGGCGCGGACTTCACGAACGCAAAGCAGCAGCTCGAGGATCTCCAGCGCTTGCAAGCTGGCATCCGTGAGGCCCGGAATCTCCCGGCGTTCGACCCGACCAAGACGCCACAAGAGCAGGTCGTCGAGCTAGTCGACCCGCGAGTCCAAGCGGCTCGAGATCGCATCAATCGCGAACGTGAGATCCAAATTGCTCAGTCGGTCGAACTCGTCAACATCCGGCGGCAACAGCTCGAGATCGAGAATCAACTCGACCTGGGCGCACTGACTCAGGCCGAAGCCCGGCAACAGATCAACGCGCTTCTTAGACAGGAGCGTGATATTCGCATTGCGATGCTCGAGGCCGAACAGGCGATGTCAGAGATCACGCCACAACGAAGGGCAGAGATCGAGCTCGAGATCGCATCGATTCGCAACCTGGGCGTAGAGCTGACAGCGGCTCAGCGCTTTATGCGCGGATTCAACAGCGAGGTCGAAAGCACGGGCGACGCATTCGAGCGCCTTGGTCAGAATCTTTCTCGGAGCTTCGGCAACGTCAAGGGACTCCTCGACAACCTCAAGCAGTCATTCACCACGTTCTTCCGCGACCTTCTCGGACTGGGCCTTCAACGTGTCTTCGGTCAGCTTTTTGGGAGTATTACCGGGGCGATTGGTGGCGCTGGGCGGGGCGTGGCTGGCGTTTCAGTTGGCGGGGCTGGCGGTGGTATAGGCGGCGTCATTTCCGGCGGTCTTGGGTCAATCTTCGGCGGTGGCGGCGGATTCCTGACTCCCGGCTTCGGTGGCGGATTTCCGATCATTGGAGGCGGCTTCGGTGGCGCGGCATCTCCGATCGGGATCGCTGGCGGATTGCCGATCGCCAATACGGCCGGAATCGGCGCAGCGGGTGCGGCTGGCATCTTCGGCCGATCGGCGACCGTCGGCGCATTCGCGGGACTATCCGGACTCTTCCGGGGGTTCGGCTTCGGTCGCGCTGCCGGATCAGGTGGCGCGCTGGCTGGGATCGCTCCATTGCTCGGCGTGCAGCTTGGCGCGGGACTTGGTGGACAATCCAGACTTGGTCAGGTCTTGGGTGGTATAGGAGGCGCGGCGCTTGGCATCGGTATCACCGCGGCCCCTGCGGCATTAGCGGCAGGCGGGGCTCTCTCGGGCCTTGGCTTCCTTGCTCCACTCTTCTCGAATCCGATCACTGCGGTGGTCGGCGGGGCGCTGCTGGCCGGCTCATTCCTCCTCGGCCGTTCCCGGCAGCGCCGTTCCGATGAAGAACAGTCAGGCGTTTGGCTTCAGGATGCTATCAACCAGATCAGCCAGCTTCGAGATCAGACGCGCTCCGGCAGTGTCACACTCGAGCAGGCCCGGCAGATCTTCGAAACTCAGATCCTGGCGACGTTCGTTTCACAGATCCAGACGCTTAAGACCAAGAGCGTCCGCGAGTCGCGTCTGACCAACCAGGTCAGGGACCTCCGGAACCTCTTCGAATCGACCGTCGTTCCGGCCGCGAAGACCGGCGCGAAGGTCAACGATATCCAGTCTCGACTCGTCCCAGAGTTCGCTACGGGTGGTATCGTGCCGGGCACAGATCGCGGATATGATTCCGTGATGGCGATGGTTCGACCGGGCGAGATGGTACTGACTCGCAATCAGCAGTCAGCGATCCAATCGATCGCCGGGCCGGGGATCTTCCGGGCAGTTGGCGTACCGCAGGGACCGGGCATCTCGGCAGGCCTGCCGGCCTTCGCTCTGGGTGGTATAATGCCAGCGTTCACCCCGACGCGAACGGCGCCACAAGAGTCTGCTCCGATCGAACTTGTGGTCAATCTCGTTGTCGGAAAGGATGATGCATCGAGGATCGTGGCATCGGCTCAGAATACCAGCGTTGGCCAGCGTGCAGTCCTGGCGACCCTCAAGAGGGCTCGATTGAATAGGGAGTTGTAGCAGATGGCGAGAACAGGGGCTTTTACAAACTGGGTGACTCTCAGCAGTGATCAGGGGCAGATGCCGGAGGTCATTGAAGCGGTCACAATCGAGCGCCCTGCCGGCGGTGGGACGTATGATACGTTTTACTATGCCACTCAGGAGACGACCTATCGCCTAATATCGCCTGATGTCTATGTCCCAAGATTGAAGTCGGTCGGCTCGATCGTGAGTCAACTCGGCAATGGTCAGGGCCGAGTGACGATCCGTCTCCAGAACGGGGATCTCGGATTCCGCGACGATTTCGCAATTGACTACGTGACATCAGCCGGCCGGACGGAAGCATCCGGATCGGATATGTTCATCGGATCGAAGGTGACGATCCGAAAGATCCTGATCGGCGAGGTCAGCGCATCGCCCGTCGAGACGGATCTGATCTTCCTGTTTGGCACCGTCACCGGGGCCAGGTACACGGAAGAGTACCTCGAGCTTGACGTTGCGACCGATGTAAACCTTGCTCCGACGCTCTCCAATCGCCGAGTCGGGTCGAAGTGTCCTTGGGTCTTCAAGGGGACCGAATGCGGGTATAGCGGTGGTCTGACCACGTGTAACAAGCTCTACACGGATTCAGGCGGGTGTAGTGGTCGAAGCAACCAGCATCGATTCGGAGGATTCCCGGCACGTGATTCAGCGGCCAGCATCGGCCGGGTCAGCGGTCTCGGATCGCCAGCGACATATCAGCTCGTCCAGATTGGCAGTGACTACACGCAACAGAGGATGATCACGGCCTTCGATGATTCGTTCGCCGTCACCGACGATTCCGCTAATGATCGAACGGTTGTCACTTCTATCACTCCGGACTGGGTGAATGCGGCATCGCCGAAATACCGAGTCGCGGCCGACCTCACACTGACGACCGGCACGATCTCGAGCGGCTCATCGTCGCTGACCGTTGCCAGTGCGACTGGATGGAAGGTCGGCCACGGAATCAGAGTCATCGGCGCTGGAACGGTCGCCGGGACCTCGACCTTGAACGGCTCGATCAACTCGAGCGTTACGACGATCACTCTTGCCAGCACGACCAACTTTGCCGCATCGGGGATGGCAAAGATCAATAATGAGATCGTCTATTACCACGGCAAGACATCGACTCAGCTACAGAACGTCATCCGGGCCTACAATGGCACATCACCGGCGAGTCATACAAACGGCGCGACGGTCACTCCCTTTGTGGATCTCGTGACGACGGTTAGCGCAATCAGCGGATCGACGTTCACGCTTGCCAACGCCGCCGGAACCAGCGTCACGTCTCAGACCGTTTATCACGACGATACGGCCGCAATCCTCGAAGCGTTCGACGATGCTTACACGGCTGGCAAGCCGCTATACGTTCCCGCCGGTGATTACTGGGCATCGCCTTTGGTCTTCGATTCCAAGAATCGCGTCATCCTGAAAGGCGACGGGCCAGGGCGAACGACATTTCATTCGATCCATCCTGAGCCGATCATCGTCATCGACACGACGACCGCGACTAGTCACACTGTCACGATCGAAAACTTCGGCTTTGTTGGCACATCGACCGGAGCGTTGAATCACGGCATCAGAGTCCGCGACACTGGCGGCAATGGCGTCTTCAATCTCACGCTTCGCAATCTCCGGTTCAACGATGTTGGCGGGTCGGCGGTCAAGACCGAGTCAGGCGCGAATGCGGCTTTTACGATCCTACTCGAGGCCCTCGACGTAGATCAGCAGTCCACCGCCCTGGGTCACGGTATCGACCTATGGGGCAGCAACGATACCACGCTCATTCGATGCTACGTCCACAACGTCGCCGACAACAAGGCGGCATATCGAGTGAGATCCGGATCTGTCACGATGATCGGATGCAACGGTATCGACGGTGGCAATCCGGCGACCTGGGGACTCTTCGGTAATAACACAGCTGAGGACGGCACGGACAATTACTGCCGGGTCAATCTGATCGGATGCAACGTCGAAGCATTCACCGATTACGGGATCAGATGCAAGGCGGGGAGTTATGCGAACTTCTTCTCGACCCAGGTCATCGCGCCGACAAGTGGAACCGTCACGCCGATCAAATTTGACTATGTGACAACGGATCAGGCTGGTATCTTTGACGCGCTCTCCGGTGTGCAGACGATGGGGGCATCGTACACGAACGGTCAGGCCGTGCACTCAGACGGGATGCCGTTTATCCAGCTTGGCCATCGTGAGTTCTCGACCTTCTACGATACGAACGGCGCGGCATCGGCGACCATTCCGGGCATCTCGGGAAGCCGGATCACTGGCAGTCAGAACTACGCAATGACTCACGCCGGGTATCAGAAGCTGTCCGGGCATCTGGCGATGGAAGAGCAGTCATCGCCGGTGACGGCCCCGGCCAATACGGGCTTTCTCTTTGCAAAGGATGCCGGAGGTCAGACTGGTCTTTACTGGGTGTCCGATGGAGTGACAGAGCGGCGCATCGATGCGGCATCGGTCAGCCTGACGGCTACGCGAATCGGATTCGGCGACGGATCGAACGTTCTGACCGGAAGTGCGAACTTCACCTGGGACGATGGCGCAAAGGCCCTGACCGTTTCCAAGGCTGGCGCGAATCCGGCGATCTATGTCACGGACACGACCAACAGCGTGACGGCTCGAATGGGAACGATCGCAGGTCTCTCACCTGACCAGGCTATCGTCGGATCACAGACGAATCATCCATTCGTCATCTACCAGAACAATACGGCCGCGTGGGGCGTCAACACGGACAAGCATTGGCGTCCATACGACGGGAACAACACGCAGGACATCGGGACGACGGCAGTCAAGCCGCGCACTCTGTATCTTGGGACTTCGCTCGACCTGGGCAATAGTGCAAGTCTGACGGGCGAACTGATCCTTCGCAATGCGACCAACTCGAACACGACCACAATCAAGGCCGGGGCGGCTGGCGCGAACCTCGTCTTCACCTTGCCGACCGATGATGGGACCAATGGTCAGGCACTGACGACCGATGGCAATGGTGTCTTGTCGTGGACCACGATCACGGGTGGCGGCGGTGGCACTGTTACAAGCGTTGGCTTGAGCCTACCCTCGATCTTCACTGTCAGCGGATCGCCGGTTACATCATCAGGCACGTTGACCGGAACACTTGCCACGCAGGTCAAGAATAGCATCTTTGCCGGTCCATCAGCTGGAGTGGATGCGGCTCCGACCTTCCGGAGTCTGGTTGATGATGATATCCCGAACGTCCTGACGGTCTCGAAGATCTCGAACCTGACGAGCAATGGCTTCGTGAAGACATCGGCCGGGGATGGTACGCTGTCTGTGGACACGAACACCTACCTGACCGCCAATCAGACGATCACATTGTCGGGTGATGTGACGGGCAGTGGGTCGACCTCGATCACAACGGCCATCGCCGCCGGGGTTATCGTCGATGCGGATATCAATGCCAGTGCGGCGATCTCGATCAGCAAACTGGCCGCAAGTGCGATCACGATCGCCGGGACATCGACCAGCCTGGGCGGATCGATCAGCCGCGACACGATTACCGGCCTATCGACGACTGGTGTTGTCAAGCGTACCGGGGCCAACACGTTGACTGCGGCCAGTGTCGTCAATGCTGATATTGATGCGGCGGCCGCGATCGCTGTCAGTAAGTTGGCGGCAAGCACGATCTCGGGCGTCACGCTGGGCAGCAACCTGAA